GACCACTTCACGAACGAGATGGTCTTGCTGACGGCCGCGTTCTTCATGGACCCGAAGGCGCTGGAGGCCAGGTTCCACAGCATGCCGCCCAGCCCCGACAGGGCATTCCAGATCTTCATGGGCAGGGTGACCTGCCACATCACCAGCTCCGTCATCTTCTGAATGGCGAAGTCCTTGGCGGTCTTGAACCAGCCCGCGAACATGCCGGGCAGGCCTTTGAACCAGTCCAGCGCCGCCGCGATGCCCTTCACGGTGGCGTCGAACGCGGTCTTCAGGGCCCCCCACACGGTCGACCAGATGGTCTGGAACCAGGTGGTCTTGGTCGCGATGAGGACGATGGCGGCGACCAAGGCGATGATGGCGAGCACGATCCACGTCATCGGGTTGGCGAGCAGGGCCGCCGTACTGGCCCAGATCTCCGCGTTCCAGATGGTCTGCACGGCGGAGGCGATCGCCGTGTAGGTCGCGTAGACCTTCTGGGCGAGCGACACGGCGAGAATGGCGGCGGCGACACCGCCCAGGATCCCGATCAGCGGCTCGAACGCGCCCTTGTTGTCCATGGCGAACCCCACGAACGTGCCGCCGACCTCGGCGAGCTTGACCGTGGCCTGCCGCTTGAACGTCTCCAGCGCGGCCGACGGGCTGTCGCTGACGGTCTTGGACATCTTGTCCGCGGCCCCGCCCACCTTGCCGAGGGCCTGGACAGCGCTGGACGGATCCAGGCTGTAGAGGGCGGCGCCCAAGTCCTCGGCCTGGGTACCGAACAACTGGGTCGCGATCTGTGCCTGTTTGACCGGGTCCTTGATGCCGCGGAGCCGGTCGAGGGTTTCGTCCAGGGCCTGCGTGGCGCCCTTGCCGCCCTTGCCGATCGTCGCGGCCATGTCCTTGGCGTTGAGGCCGATCGCCTTGAAGCCCTGCGCTGTAGTGGTCGAGCCGTCGATGGCCCGGATGCTGAATTCCTTGATCGCATCGGCGACGATGTCGGCGTCGCGGGCGCCGCCCTTGAGTCCCTGGGACAGCAGCCCCATGGCGGTCTGCCCGTCCAGGCCGAACTTGCGCCACTGGGTCCCGTATTCGTTCACGGTGTCCAGCAGGTCGTCGGCCTTGTTGGCGCCGGTCTGGAAGCCCCGGGTCAGGACGTCGAACGCCTCGTCGGCGTTCTTCGCCAGGCCCGTCTTGAGCATCTGCCCCACGGCCGCGGTGGTCGGGCCGACCTCCTGGTCGAACGTGCTGGCCAGGGCGAGGGCCTTGGAGGTGACGCCCTCCAGGCCGCCCTTGACCTTGGAGACGTCCCCGATGTTGTTGTAGACGCCCTTGATGGCCTCGTCGACCTGCTCGGTGGACTCGCCCCAGTTCTGGGCGTAGACGTCCGCGGAGACCTTGGACAGCTTCGCGGCCTCGGCCGGGCCGACGCCGAGCTGGGCGGCCAGCTTCGCGTTGGCCGCAGACATGTCCATCGACGCCGCCACGCCGACGCCGAGCGCGCCCGCCACGCCCGCGGCGATGCCGGTGGCGGCCGCGTCGAACTTCTCCTTGACCTTGCCGAGGGTCTCGGAGACCTGCTCGCGGGCGACCAGGTTGAACACGAGTGAGGTGTCGCTCACCGGCCCGCCTCCCTCCTGGGTAGCGGGCTCAGCGCCCCGACTTCATCTTCTCGTTGGCCTTCTTCTGCGCCTCGATGTAGGCGTCCAGCCAGTCGAGCAGTACGTCTGTCTCCTCGACGGTGCACTCGTCCCAGTCCCGGGGGCGCATGCCGAGCAGGTGGGCGGCGTCGCCGAGTCGCTTCAGTCTGCGATCGGCAGCTGGGCTTTTCCCTCCTCCTCCGGGTCCTCGTAGGCCGCTGCGATCTCCTCGTCGAGCTTGGCCCGGACAGACTCCAGCTGTTCCGGCGGAACCGAGTCGGGCAGCTGCTCGCGCATCAGCAGCAGCTCGCCCCTGGAGTGCTCCAGGGTGAGCTCATCCCACGCGAAGTCGACGTCGTCGAACTTCAGGGTGGGGTGCTGCCGCTTGAGGTACAGGTACAGCAGCGCCCGCCGGCACTTGCTGTTGCCCTTCAGCACGTCCTGCGAGAACTCGGTGAAGTTCTTGCCGGTGTACCGCTCCAGCATCTCCCGCTCGACGCTCATGAGCTTCTTGGGCGTGTACTTCCAGCGCTGCGGCTCTTCGCTGCCCTCGGGCTGGTAGACGAGATACATGGGTGTCCCCCCTCAACGGGCCCGGTTCGCGATGCGCTGGGCCATGTCTTCCATTGCCTGCTCGACTGCCTGCTTGTAGAGGCCCTCGCGGCCCCGGAACGCGCGGTCGAACCACTCCAACTTGCCGCGCTGGTGCACCCAGTTCTCCCGGTTGCCCCACACGGGATGGCGCCAGCCGCTCGCGCGGTTCGTGCGTTTGGGGGCGTTGGCGAAGCCGCGGATGTTCTTGGTCTTGAAGGCCTTCACGCGGGCCCCGGACCAGCGGCCGCCCAGCTTCACCTCGGGCCGGATCTTCCGGGCGATCGACGTGCGCAGCGCCGGTGAGGCGCCATGCAGGGAGACCATGCCCATGATGGAGTCCTTGGCCTGCTGCGCCCCGGGCTTGAGGGCCTCGCGCATGTTCTTCGCGAGATCCTTGCGGAGCTCCTTGCCGTCCTCCTCGGCGCGCAGCGCACGGACCAGCGCAGCCAGGCCGTCGTGGGTCTCCACGCCGAGGCCGAACGGTGGCCCGCCGGCCATCAGGCCGTCGCTCGGGTCACGGCCCCCGACGTGGGGAAGCCCATCGACACGGTGGCCTCGTCGCCGACCGACCCGGTGATCGGGTTCCAGCCGTTGATGAGGATGCTGCCCGTGTACTTCGGGTTGGACGTCGATGCGGCGCCCTGGTCGGCGCGCACCTCGAACGGCACCACGGTGCCGAGCAGTGGCCACATGATGGCGTCCAGCTGGCTGGCGGCGAAGTCCTGCAGGAACTCGCAGCCCAGCTCCGCGGACTTGAGGCCGCCGATGACTTCCTTCCAGCCCAGCGACGCGTAGTTCGTGACGTCCTTCTCCTCCACCTCGACGGTGAGCTCCGCCTTCTTCGTGAAGGTGTTCAGGACGTTGGAGTTGATGGACAGGTACTCGGCAAGCAGAACCATCTTCGGCACGGCTGGCCTCCCTTTCAGGCATGACGAGATGCCCGGAACCCTGGGCGGGCCGGGCCGGGGATGGGTGAATCAGCCGATGCCGAGAGCAGCGGCGAACAGGAACGACGGCGTAGTGCCGCTGATCGTCCACGCCACGCGCCACCACGTATCCGTGATGGCCGTGCCTGCGGTGCGCAGGATCTGCCCGCCCACCGCGGTCGCCGCGGTGAACGTCAGGCGGGTGGTTGGCGCGCTGAACGTGTTGTCGACGGAGGACTCCACTCGCGCGGTGATGGTCGGCGTCGCCGTGCCGGCCACTGACAGGACATGCAGGGACGCATACATCCGCTTGTTCGTCGCGACGGCGCCCACCTGGAGGGCGGTACCGGTGCCGGTGGCGGTGCGCGCGGTGCCGGGCGGGTGGGCGAACTGGCCGCGCACCAGCGGCCACGCCGACTTGGCGGTGCCGGACCAGGGGGCGACCTCGCCGACCTCACCGAACAGCTTGTAGTCCGAGCGCAGCGCCGACATGAGGTAGGCCAGATTGCCCACGCTGGCGTCGTTGTTGGCGCTGACCGACCAGGGGCCGACGCCGCCGATCTGCGTCCAGGACGCGTCATCGACCTTGGTGGAGTCGAGAGCCTCCCACTGGCCTTCGCCGGAGAGTTCCGCCGAGCCCAGGCCGCCCACGAACTCCTTCCAGCCCTGCGAGCCGTAGTTGGTGGAGTCCTTGGCCTCGATCTCACTGGACAGTTCGATCTTGTTGGAGTTGCTGGTGAGGTCGGCACCAACGGCGAAGCACCGCACGTTGGTCAGGACCGTCTTACTCATCGCCCGTGGCCGCCTTCCTCTTACGGCCGCGCGGCCGGGTCTCCTCGGTGACTTCCTCGGCCACGCCGGACGCCACGAGGTGCGCGCCCTGCGCGGTCGGAACGTCGACCTCGTCGCCCTCGGCCGGCCACGGCTCGCCGTTGAGCTGGGCGCCCTCAGGCATGGCCTGGGTGATGCGGATGCGCATCATGTCCTCCCGTCTCCGATGACTTTGACGGCGAGCTCGGCGCCCACGTAGCTGGCGCCGGCGTGCTCGTACCAGCGGTAGCCCTGCACGCGCTGCAGGTGGACGTCGTCGGCCAGGCCGCCCAGAGCCATCTGTCCCGGTGCGCCGCGGGCCGCCGTGAACGCGGCTTTGAGCGAGGCGGCGCCCGAGCCGGACAGCATCCCGTCGAGGATGCGCTGGGCGGAGCGGTCATCGGCGCGGCCCGCCAGTACGCGGCAGGTGATGAGCAGTTCGTCGGTGCCGCGGCCCATGGTCTGGTCGTAGTTGACGTCGACCTCGCCGACGAAGAAACACGGCGCCACCACGGCGTCGGGCACGTAGCCGGTGCACGTCAGCTTCCCCACGCCCGCTGGCAGTGTGACGCCCGTGCGGACGGCGTCCGCGATCGCGTCCTTGATGGGTGAGATCTGCACGGCCGCCCCCTATCCGAAGCCCGGGATGATGTACGGCTCGATGAGCGCCCACACGTCCGGGTCCCGGCGGGACAGGTTGCGCACGCCCCACTCGGCGGAGCCGATGATGCCCTCCGGGGAGTCCTTGCGCTTGTAGAGACGGGAGGCCTGGATCAGGGACGCCTCGGTGATGTCGTCCGGGACGACCGGCCAGCCGAAGCGGGCCGTCACCCGGACCCGCGCCCTGAAGGTGCCCCAGACGCCGTTGACGCGCAGCAGGCCCGTGATCGGCTTGCCGTCGGCCAGAGCGTTGTCCGGCTGCGTCTCGTAGCCGGTGACGGCCGTCCAGGACGTCCCGGAGCCGGTCTCGACGACCAGGCCCGTGGCGCTGCCGACGTCGTCGACGACCAGCAGCTCGCCGTCGTCCTCGCACACCGTGCGCCCGGTCAGGCGATACGTGCGCTGAACGGCCGCGGCGTCCAGCCAGAAGCGGCGCCCGCACGTCTTGTCGATGCTGCGGGAGGCGGACGCCAGCGCGCTGGTGAGCAGCGTGTCGCGGCTGGTGTCGTCCGCCTCGATGCCGAGCTTCTCCTTCAGCGCGGCCAGCGTGCCGTACTCGTTGGCCACCGAACATCACGCTGCCGGAGGCGCCACGGGCGGGGGCGTGGCCGCGGTCTTCTTCGCGGCCGCCTTCTTCGCCGAGGGCTTGCTCTGATCGGCGGTCTGCTGCGGGGCCTGCGTGCGCCCCTGCGGGCCGTCCGCCTGGTCGGGCTCGGGGCTGTAGCCGTAGTACTCCAGCTGCTCGTCGACCTGAGCCACCCGGTCGTCATCGCCGTTTGCCACGTAGGCGGCGCGCTCACGCTTCAGTGCGGCGATCATGTTTTCGTCGCGTGCCATGTCTCTACTCCTCAGAAGACGTACAGGTCGGCGGTGTTGGTCACGTTCGTGTTGGCCGAGTAGGTCAGCCGCAGATACCGCCACGGCTGATCAACCCGCAGGATCTTGTAGGCGGTGCCCGCCGTGGTGATCGCGAACGTTGCGACCGAGCCGGTGTCCGGAGTCGCGGAATCCGCGTAGGACACCGCGAACCAGTTGATGCCGTCTGCGGAGCCCTCGATCGCATACGTGCAGGTCGGAGTTGCTCCCACGGCGGTGGTGAGCTTCAGGAGAGCGGGGCGCCCGGTGAATGCGCCGCGGTCAACGATGTTCGTCGAGGTTCCGTTGCCGGTCTGCGCAGACGAGAGGCTGGCCGTGTTCGGCAGCCGGTCGCCGCCGAGCGCCGCAATGGTCGCCATGCTTGGTTCCTTCCGGTCGTGAGGCGGCGGCGCCCGGGAGCTGCAGGCTGCCCGGGCGCCGCCGGATCGGTCAGAACGTGGGCGCGATCATGCCCGTGCCGGACACCTTGCCCATGCCGTTGGCGTACCGGCCGAAGGTGTACGCAAAGTAGCTGTAGGCCACCAGCAGGACGCCGAGGCTGGCGGCCGCAGGCTGCTCGGCGCGGATGAACAGCGGTGCGTTCGGGTCCTCCCACAGGTGGCACTCGCTGGCGGGCACGACGTACAGCTCATCCTCGGTGCCGGCACCGAGGGTCGTGCCGATGTTGTTGTCGACGATCACCTGGAGGCCGGACGGCAGCACGCCGCGCGGGCCCGATGCGTAGGAGCTACTCGGGTCGGCGACGCCGCCGGCCTGGGTCGGGATGCCGGACCAGTTGATCAGCGGCCAGGTGGAGGACATCTGGCTGGACAGCCAGTACCAGCGCCGGGAGTGCATCACTGCGTGGGTGGGGTTGCCCATGGCCAGCAGGGCCGCCTCAACGCCCGCGGCCGCGCCGAGGATCTTCGGGTACAGCTCGGCGCCGGTCGGGGTGGCGTCGGTGTAGCTGGTGGCCGTGGCCACGTTGGTCAGACCGTTGGTGGCCTGGTTGATCAAGGTGCTGTCGATCGTGGTGGCGACCCGGTTGAACAGGTCCTGCATCGTGACGTCCTCGATGCCCGTGCCACGGTCGATCGCCTGACGGGAGACGGTCTGCTGGCCGGCCGCGGTCTGCACGTTCACCGTGAGCAGCGTGTCGTCCATGTTCGTCTCGGACACCGCCGAGTTCTCCGAGGCCTGCACGGCCGCGCTCGAACTGGTGGTGACCCGGGAGATGTTCACGCTCATGCCGGACTCCGGCAGCGGGTGCCGGTTGCAGATGTCGGCGAACGGGCGCAGTGCCGCCGTCGCCGGGGCGTAGAGCTCCGTCAGGTACTGGGGCACCGTCAGGCCTGCGAACGCGCCCGTGCCGACCGCACGCTGCATGTACTCGGCCCGCTCCACGCGCTCCTCGCGCATGTGCTGGGCGAGCCGGTGGGATGCCTCCACGTCCTGGAACAGGAACTGGCGGGAGACGTCCATCAGGAAGCCCTTGCCGAGCGGGTCCTGGTCCTTGCGGTAGGTCCGCTCTTCCTGGCCGACGCGGGCGACCTGGTCGTAGGAGGGCTTGCGGGTCTGGGTGTCCCGGACCTCCTTCTGCTTCGCCTCCCGCTCCTGCTCCTCGACCTTGAGCTTGTTCGTGGTGGCCAGCTTGTTCTCGATGCCGGTGATGTCGGTGCGCGCCTGGTCGCGGGCGGCGAACAGCTCGGCGACGCGCTCGTCTTCCTCGGTGGTGAGGTTGGAGCGGCCGTCCTGCTGGGCCTTGTCCAGGATGAGCTGGACTTCCGCGCCGCACTTCTTCAGCCGCTTCTGGGCGGCCTCAAGTTCGACCTCGATGCTCGCGATGAGGTCGTCGATGGTTCCGGGCATGGGTGATGTCCCTCCGTACAGATGGGGTGAGGTGGGTGCAGCAACAGCGGGGCCACGGCCCAACCCGGGACATCTGCCGGGCGGCACAGGGCTGCGCGTCCGGGCATCTGCCGGACTGCGCGCTGTGTCTGGTGGTGCTCAGTCCTCGTCGGCCTCGACGAGCAGCTGAGTGCGGAGCATGGAGATCGACCGCCCGGAGGCGGCCGGAGCCGCCGCACGCGCGGGCGCCGGCATCTGCGGCACGGACGCGGGGGCGGTGGTCAGGTCGGAGCGCTGGGCGAGCCGCGAGTACGCCTCACGGGCGACCAGCGCGGGCAGGTTGGGGATCAGGTCCAGGAACTCCCCGGATCGGGCAGCGATGGACGTGTGCGGGTTGGCGCCGTAGGTGACGGGACCGACGTCGCCGCGCTCAAGGTCGAACTCCTGGATGCGGTACTCGGTGTAGTCCGGGGACCACTGGCCCGACGTGATGCGGAACATGAACGACTGCTCGCGCACGTCCTGGTCCTCGATGGCCTGAACGAGCAACTGCACATCGCTGCGCTTCGGGTTCAGCCACGCACGCTGGCCGAGGCCCTGATCGTCCGCCCACAGTTCCAGGCGGCTGTTGCGCGTCGACGCCATCGGTGTGCC